CCCTTAATTTGCTCGACCTTCTCATAGAATTCGTAGATATATCAGGCACTTAGTGCTTGCTGAATACCATTTGGTAACTCATTTGGAGACAATTTGTCCTGCCCTTTGTCCATCATTTGGAGGGCTGTTATGCCTGACTGCAAGGCACTGTCTGTGACTTTTGCATAACGTGCTGTTTGTGTGATGTTGCTGTGTCCCATTAGCTGCTGGACAATCTTAAGGTTAACGTCTGCCTCAACTAAACGAGTGGCAAAGGTGTGGCGCATGCCGTACCAAACTTCCTCGTCTGTCCAGTTCATCACAGGCCTTACTAGCTCATTCCAGAAGCGCGTACAGTGCCACTTATAGTCGAGCTTAGCAAACGGCTGGTGGTCAGCAGTCTGCCACTGTGAACGCTTCATAAGGATGCGCTTTACTCGGTCAGTCATTGGGATATCCCGTGACTTCTTGGTCTTGCTATAAGCCTTCGGTATGCGTATCACTGGGCTTCCGTTTACATCGTGCTTAATCCAATCACAATGGAAGCTGTGAGCTTCACGCCAAGGCCTCATGCCAGTGTCAAATAACACTACAATGAAATCCACAAGCAGGTCATTGATAGATGAACAATGGAAGTCCATATCACCTGCAAGGCCTATCAGGTTGCTCTCTTCCACAGGGCTGTAGTAGCGCATGCGTGAGTTGTCCCCGATGCTTTCCCATTGGATGATGGGTGGGTGCTTCAAGCGTCCTGTGTGGGCCATGTGCTTAAGCATTGAGGATAGGCAGGTTAGCTTGTTGTTGATGGTTTTGGGCTTGTTACCCTTGTTACGCAAATGCCTGATGTAAGAATCAATCATCATTGTATCAACATCTTCTAAGCGGTGTGCTTTTTCCTGCTTAATAAAGAACTGCTCAATCGACTTCCAGTACTGAACCACTTTGGTCTGGTAGTCGTTGCTCTGATAGGCCCACTTGTGCTCCCACGTTTCATCATAGGCTAGCTGCAGGGTTAGACTTGTGCCGTGGCGTAACTGCCCACCGACAGGCCTAAGACCCCGTGCCATATCTGCAATGGCCTGCGCTTCAATAGCGACTGCCTCTGCATGTAGGTCTAGGCCTTTGACAAAATCAACGAAACGGTGACCGTCACGCATTACTTTTATCTGCCAGCCTGTTGCTTTTTGATAGATAGACATAATCCTGTCTCCTAATTAAAATGAGAAGTAAGTTGCTTGGCAAAAGCTTTGCCCTTCTCGGTAAGTTGGACATAACGCACTCGCCTGTCTAAAGGGTCGGTTGTCAGTTCAACAAGGTTTAGCGGTTCGACTTTACGCCTTGCCACTGTGATGTCAGATAGTGCAGCTACACACCTGCTAACATTTGAACCTGTTGTGTTCATAGCATTGCAAATCTCGCGCCCTGTCACTGAGCCACGTCTAGCAACTACTATAAATACACGCATCTGCATGGCTGTCATTTCGACATATAATTCGTTGAAATTTGCCAATGCCCCTGCAAGACCTGCGAGTGTTTTCTGTTCAATTGTATCCATACTATTCACCTTCTATAATTAAATATTGTGTTCCAACACCGAGATTATATTGGCAGTGCCAAAAGTATGGTGTTATGTAAAGGTCGCCACGCCCTAATAAATCTGAGTTTGCATCGACCATCCAAAACCAGATGGGCCAGTTTGATTCTCGCATCCATGCCATCATTCGACAGTTTATTTTGGATGCTATGCTAAAAATTGTCATATTTAGTACGCCTTTTTATCCAGTGCTTTTAGGTCGTTTTTAGTAAATAGGGCATATTGTCCCCATTCAATAATAAATTCTACCTTAGCTATTCTTAAAAATAAATAATGAGATGGCGTCAATTCCACCTCGAAAATTCCGAAAATACTGATATTAAACAATCTTTTGATAGTCTATTTCCCTTGGTCGCTTAATACTGATTATTATTAAAACGCTGGTGATTTGAATTATACTCATTATTGAAACCTATTGCATACAGCCAATAGTCTTGTACGCACCATAAAGCTGCCCTATAGCGCAGTAATCTTGATTTTCAATCAAATCAATCAAATCTAAAATGTCAAATTCCATATACCGTCCCCTTGTGCTGTTTTGTTTTGTGTTGGCTCAGTATTGAACCCCCCAAAAACGCCCCCTATGTTGAGGCGCTTTAAGTGGACCCATTACGCTGTTCTGACCCTCCGAGCTATGTCTGCTATCAGAACCCGTGCCTCGTTGCTTGTGTACCTGCTAGCTGCCCTGCGTCCCATTGCGTAATGGTGGTTTAATGTCATAGCCTCACCTGCATCTATCGCCTTGAGGCCTAGCGCGCGTTCAATGGACAATCTAAGTCGCTTTTGCTGTTCGTATCTGCTCATTTCATCACCCCACCCTTTGCCATTTCCCAAACATTCAATACCTTGTGTGCTTTGTCTGCCGTCCAATCCAAAACCTCACCGTTTACCATGGCTGCTACGTGTCCGCTGTAGCTCACAATGTAGTGGCCTTTTGGATATACCTTGCCAATTGAACGGGCTGTGAATAGATTTCCCTTGTCTGTCTTAGGGTAGAATCTGCGAGTACCAATCCCTAGCTTATGGGCTGCGTTTAGTATCTGTGTATCGTAAACACCTTGGCCCTTTTTGCGCCCAAACACTTTAAGCGCGGCCCGTGCTTGTGGGTAGGTGACTTGACCAGCGATAGCCAAAGCCATGACGCTGCAGTCGCTTGTCTCCCCTAGTTTCTGGGATGTCTTAAGTAGACGCTGGTATTTATTAATTGCCATGATGTTTATGCTCCTGCAGCTAGGCGTGCTAGCTTTTTTAGTATTTCATCTTTAAGAACTGTGTTTTCAATATCCTCAGCCACTACCCACTCGTTTCTACGCTGGTAAATTGCTGTAAGCGGTGCGCCTTGCTCTGATGCCTTGCGTTGCTCATTGCTGATATAACTGGAAAAGCTGCCCAAATTGCGCCCCCATATGGCGATGCATTTATAGGCTGATGGTAGATAAATTTGCATGATGTTGTTCCTTGGTTATCGTTTGGCGTAGGCGCTTAAATTGGCTAGATATTTGGCAGGGTTTTTGTTTCGTTCCATGTTCCCCACCCATGCAGCAACACATGATTTGGTTGACGTGATACCGAGCCAAATTCCACGGGCACCGTTAGGGCCTGCAGTTATCCATTGCCCAACCTGCAGGGCTTCGCGCTCCGAATAGGTAGCGGCCCAAATGTCTACAGTTTTTTGATACTTTGCCATGATGTTTACTTCCTTTTGTTGTGCTTGTTGAGGTCTACATAAACGCCCTTCTAAGGCGCTTAAATTGAACCCATCTAAGGCTTTGGAGTTGGTGCAAAGATGCAGACTAGGCCCCCTACAACGCCCCCTAGGACAATCAAACCAAGTACCGCTAAAAGTGGGTATGTGTGTGGCAAAAATGTGATGTGTTCCATGCTGTTAAATCCCCTGTATTGAAAGTATTAGTGCTGTTTGTAGCTAACGTGTTGAACATCTGCAGACCAACAAGCGCGGCAATCTTGGCACCCGTCTTGTGTCTTTTCACTGGCAGGGCAAGCTTGACCGCGACCGCCATTGTCTGGAGTGTGGACGCCACTTGTAAGGCCCTTAAACTTGTTCTTTGACTGGTTCACCATGTCATCTGATAAACGGGTTACACAATTGGCAAGGCCTAGCAAAGGACGTGCAAGGATTGGTTCCTTTGTTGGTATCCAGTGCTTGACGTGTGGTGTCAGTTCAATGGCTGTCTTGATTAGTTGGACATATTCGGCACTAAACAAATCACCTGCGCTGTGCCACCTGAAATAAGTCTCTTTTTCCATGCAGATAACAAAGGCAGCAAGCCACAAATAGTCTATGTGCTCAGATTCAAGGGCTAGCTTGATTAGGTCCCATCTGCGTTGCTTTGCCGTCTTAGCTGGTTGCATTCCATCGTGGCCCTTGACTGCATAACAATCAAAGCAAACGGTGCCTTTAATCAAGCTCAATTTGCCACCTCTAGGGCAGCTTTCACGGGCTGGTATAGCTAGGGTGAACGCTGGCATTTTGTTATTTTGTGATAGCCCGATAAAAGCACGGGCTTGCTTTAAGCCTCGCTTTGACCCTGTAATAAAGTCTATAGCATCCTTTTTGATTCCGCTGGTTGAATCTGCAAAAATCATGCAGGCCTTTGCAATGTCTGTCATGGTACTGGTTGCAATCATGTTCATGGTGGTGATTCCTTTTAAGTGTGTTGTTTGTGTGGGTTGCTTAAGACTGAGCACGTTTATAGAAGTCGGCACGGGCTTGTACAGTGTCCTTCTGACAATACCAACCGTGGTGAAACGCTCCATTAAAGAACTTCCACGTCACGTACTCACCACGCCAAACCGCAAGAACTACAGTGTCATGGCCATTTTGACCCATTGAAGTCAGGCACAAGATTGCACCCATTGATTCTGCATGCTTCTGCATTTGACCAAACTCAGTGGCGGTGTCAGCTTCTTCAATGCTGGCAGCATGGACCAACCGAACCCAATCCTTAACATCTGCTATAGAGTTGTATTCTTGAGCGTCATTGCCGTCCATGTTAGTTACTCTATAGGTGCTCCAACGGATGGAATCAGAAACGATAAACTCAAGGCCTTTATAATGGACCGTCACAGGACGTGGTGTGGATGCATTCAATTGTGTGATTGTAATTATGTTCATGGTGTTGATTCCTTTTATGCTGCAGCGTTGATTAAAAATGGAGTGACTAACAAGCCAGCCATGCAGATGGTTGAAACAAAAACTGCAATGGTGATACCAAAGTTTATGCTGTCTTGCTTCAATGGCTTGTGGTTCAGGTTTAACTTGGTTCTAATCTTAAGCTGTCGTTTTGTCCTAGCTGCAATTCTGCCTTGAAGCTCCAGCCGCTTATCAATCATGCGGCTATCATATGGAGTGCAGACAGTGCCAGTGCTTAAAGGCATCTTAAGAGAGTGAGCAAACTGTAATTGGGTCATATCGTTCATTTTGTTATTACCTATATAAGTGGGTTGGTCCGATTCAGCACTGCAGCCGCCTCGGTACTGCAACTAACTATAGTGAATGGTTTGAGGATTGCAACTTATTTCGATGCTGAACTGCAAATAAGTGTCAAATAAACCTAATTCAATAGGGAATCAATAGGATGTTGGTAGATGTTGGTGGATGTTTGGAGTTCAGTTGGAGTTCAGTTGGAGTTCAATAGGTTGTCAATAGGTTGTTCAATGAGAAAAACAAAAACGGAAAAGTGTAAGTAGATGGAGAAAACAGACAGCACCATTATAGATAGTCAATAGGACCTCAATAGATAGCCAATTGAACCCTTTATAATGGCAATAAAGGCTGGTTACCTCTTATTGATTCAGCCATGGCAGGCCCTGCAGAGCCATTAGGAAAATGATTAGGACAAATGAAAGAGTCTTGACTTGTCTTTTGATAGGGCCAAGGGGGATTTCGGGCCGTCCCTATACGTAATTGGGGCCTCATAGTTTTTCGCCAAAACAAAAGTTGGAACATCCCAAAGAACTCATGCGGAACATCCCATAGACATCAAGTAGAAATCAAATAGCACACACATAAAGGATATCTTGAGGAGCTACATAAAGGATAGCTGTCGGACTATACCAAGAGAATGTTAGAGATGAACTCAGAGCTATGGTGTTGTAGATTAATACCTCAAACATCATATCTCAGAGATTAGTCCATCCCCTTCTCAGGGGTTCCCCCTTAGTGCAACCTTTGATATTAAGTTTTTACTAATATAGTCCACAACGCTGATTACATCCACGTCACAGCCCTAGGTTTCTGTCCTACAGCTTGGTCCATGAACTTCTCAATCTCTCTAGAGAAAGCTTCAGCCTTCTGAATGCTAGCCATCGACTCACTATCAGCGTCCATCTGTTCAGTCCAGTAGGCAACAGCCATAGCCAGAGCATCCAAGCGGTCATCATGAATGATTGCGCCTCTATCTCTGGTAAGTCTGGTCATCTGGTAGAACAAACTGTAAGCAGGTTCAGGAGCACTGTCATAGTCTTCCTTAATGAGCTTCTCATCGACTACCAAACGGTGCTGCATCATCACAGGCTCAAGGGTATCTATCATCCTCAACTCCTTCTGAGTGGAGTGACGGACTTCTTCTATAGCTACCTTGTGAATCCTATTGAGGATGGGTGTAAGTAACTTCACATACATACCATCACCGAAGTTAGACTCGACAATAATCATGTTCACAGACTCTTGCTTAGCGACTGTAGCTAGATTGGTCAACGTCTTGTCTGAGTAGCCTCCTGTGAAGCCACCTATACGAGTGACATACAGGTAACCATTCAACATCTTCACAACAGCATAGGCTGTCTCATCCTTACCACGACCAGATGGGTCAATGGACATAACTGAACCTTGGAAGTCCAACATGTCATCAGACATCCACATAGGACGATAGAACTTATCACCTGTGAATCCAACGATAGGGACATCTTGTACTATCTGAGAAGGTCCAGAGGCCCACGCTAGGTCAGCCCACCCCTTCTTAGGGTTCAATGCAGTCACCATCAAATCTGCTAGCTTCAGAGGGTACTTATCAGCATCTGCTAATGTAGTATCCAACATGAATTGTAGAGCAAATCCAGCCTTACCATAGGAAGCTTCACGCTCCATCAGGTCTTCTTTGGTGAATCGTTGAGGCTCAGTAGGAGCACCCCCCTGGTTCTCTCTACGGAGGTCTATGAAGGGAGCTAATCTGCCTTGATACATTGAGGCCTGTTTGTCTGTGGGGTACCTAGCAGGCCACACACGTATCTCATAGCCACGTTCTGGCAGGAGGTTGTATATGGACATCTCTGTCTGAGGTGTACCAAGATAAATCACACGACCATTAGGCTTTAGAACAGCATCAAACTCTTTGATAGCTTCAGATAACTTGTCTCTCATAGTCTGAGTAGCGGAGTTGTTTGTAACTTCCACGTCATCTGCGATTATTGTCTGAGCGCGTGAACCTGTAAGCTGACCTGAGATGCCCACTGACTTAACTGAAGGGGAATGGTCGGGTAAGCTAGGCCCAACATCAAAAGCAATGACAGAATCACGCTGACCATTTTTAGTTCTAAGGTGGGCGAGTAGTTCAATTTCATTGATAAGTCTTTTAGTAAATGTTGAGAAGGCATCAGCACGTTCTTTGGAGGCTGATACAACGAGAATCTTGTGTTGAGGGTCACAATATAACAACCACACCACATAGGCTGAAGTTATCCATGACTTACCGATGCCACGGAATGCTTCAATGACACAACGTCTAGGCCCCATTTGGAGGTAGCTTCCCATGTCGTACTGGATTGGGGTAGGGTCTGGGAGATTCAGGGTGTGCCATACAATCCATAAGAATTTACGGAAGTCTTGTTTGATAGGGTCGTCTACTACCAACTGAGTGGAGGGTTGTGCCATGTGTTACCTAGTGTCTGGGGAGTTCATCTTCACTGAAGTCAGGAAGAGCATGAATAAGATTGTCCAAAGGGTTGCCTTGGGTCGGTACACCATCAATGCCGTTGTCCTTGAGGAACTGACGGGCTACGTTGAGGATGCTTGCAGATGTATCACCAGCCTGTACTTGACCTAGCAGTTGTGTAGCTAGTTCAGCGTGAAGGTCTGCCATGATTTCTTCTAAGCGGTTGCTTGTGCTCATGATGTAAGTCCTTTAGCTTTCTCATAACTGCGTAGTCCACCTAATCCTAGGAGGGACATTACAAGTGTTGAGAGTTCTGCTGCTTGAATAGAGGGTAGTTCTGCTGGAAGTGCATAGAATGCGTTGATAAGTCCAGCAAAGGGGAGGATAAGGAACTGGTAACCAAGACCAATTGCACATACCCACCCTATCGCAGGCCTCCACCCAGCAACGAACACGGAGCTATGTTTAGCACCTTCGATGTTTGCCATCGCTTGTAAGTTGTGGGGTTTTTGGAGGAGTTCAGTTATCTTTAGAGTGGCATTCGCCTTCTCTTCATCAGATGTGAACAGGTCATCAAGACCTTCCATGACACTCCCTGCAATCCCAGCGAAGGGGTTGAGAGATGCCATGATATTTTCCTAGTTTGTTAAAGTGCTGCTAGTTTAAGCGCACCCATGATTCCTAATTGGTCTGCAAACACAACTGCGCCTGCACCCACAGCAATCCATTTGATTTGCTTGAGAGTCATAGTGATTATTTCAAGAGTTGTCTTTAAGTCAGTGGAGGTTTGCTTGAGGATAGAGATTTCATTCTCATGACCGTCCACTCTCCACTCTATTTTAGTGAGCCTTTCGTTATACTGCTCCATTACCATCCCCGTAAGTTGTGCCTGACTCAGGCTGCTTCATTAATACAGCAGGAAGTGTAGGGACTTCAGAGGCTAAGGGCGTAAACCCCCAGCCCCAATCAAGTCCGACCTCCTCTGTGGCTGGTACAATCCATTCAAAGTCTGTCATGTTTCTACATACTCATCATCAGGGAAACCATCCCATCCCCAAGGGGTCCGATAGCACATACCATCTTCATCATCAGGCATACGTGTTCCACCCATAGCTAGGATAAACTTAACCATGTTGTCACCACGGGGATGAAGGATGATGCGCTGGATGCCTGTAGGCTTCATGAGTTCTTCTACCACTGAATTACTTGGAGGAGCATAAGCCCACGCCAAGGAGCCAGAAGCATCAGGACCAAAGAAGCTTAAGACAACATCGAAAGTTCCTTGAGCATCTACAGTCCCACTCTGTACCATTAACAATACATCTGTGCCTACTTCTCGCAATTCAAATACAACTGCTGTCTTGAACATTTCATGGAGTCTATTTTTTAAAGTGTTCTTAACATGGAACCCTTTATATATCCCGTCTTGAGCAACACCTTCACTGTCAAGAGGGATACTTGTGCCTAGGTTACCTTCAAGGATGTACGGCTCACTAGAGGCATACAACACATCAAAGTCACTGTCGGATATCGCTGTTATTAATTTTGAATACATCATGATATTGTCACCGTTGAGGAGCCTCCCGTTAGTATGCTTCCCATCGAACAGTCCCACTTCCACTGCGTTATTGGAGTGTTAGTTCCTGTGGACATTTCTGTACCTGAAAAATAATAGGAACCATTACCCACCGTGAAAGTCGTACCGTCAAGAGTTATGGAACTAATAAAGTTCTCAGGGTGGTTACCTGCGATTATGAATACGAAGTACCCTTGACCCGCATTATTAGCACTCGCAGCCCAGTGGCGTGTTGATATGTTATCTATACGCTGACCTTTGAAGGTGGTAGGGCTGACTGAACCGTGGTTACTTCCAATAGCGTAGTTGTCCATATTCAGGGATTGGTCCCATCGGAAGTAACCTCGCTGGTCGTTGTCACCCATCATCTTGTCACCGCGCAGTGCAGCATAAGCATTCTGAGTTGTTAAGGTGGTGGCTGCTGTGTAAATCAAAGAGCCATTAAGTCTGACCTCACTGACTGTAACACCATTGAAATTCACAGTTGCCAAGTTACCGAAAGCAATTGATTGACTCATATTGCCTCCTTAAGTAGTAATGTTCAGGGTAGTACCTGACATAGAGAATGTAGCACCAACGGGACCTTGAGGACCTGTACTGCCAGTAGAACCTCTGGAACCTGTCCCACCTTGAGGCCCTTGAGAACCCGTACTTCCAGTAGAACCTGTACTACCTGCACTGCCAGTGTTACCAGTGTTACCTGTATTTCCTTGAGGCCCTTGAGGCCCTTGAGGACCAGCACCACCAGTTGGGCCAGTGTCACCTTGAGGACCAACAGAGCCTTGAGAACCCGTAGCTCCTTGCGAACCTGTTAAGCCTGTACCACCTTGTGGACCTGTTGAGCCTGTATTACCTTGCGCTCCATCATCACCATCAGCGCCTGCGTTACCTTGTGGGCCTGTATTACCAGTACCACCAGTAGAACCTGTAGGTCCAGTTGAGCCAGTACCACCAGTAGGGCCAGTGTCACCAACAGGTCCTTGAGGGCCAATGCTACCAGTGTTACCTGTTGGACCTGTACTTCCTGTCGGACCAGTGCCACCAGTATTACCTACGGGACCTTGAGGACCAGTATTACCAGTGTCACCATCAGGCCCTGTAGGACCAGCACCACCAGTAGAACCAGTTGAACCTTGTGGTCCTTGAGAGCCAGTTGAACCTGTGTCACCCGTAGGTCCAGTACCGCCAGTAGGTCCAGTTGAACCTGTGTTTCCGATAGGGCCTTGAGGACCTGTATCACCTTGAGAACCTTGAGAGCCTGTAGCGCCAGTAGAACCTGTATTACCTTGTGGTCCTACATCACCTGTAGCTCCAGTAGAACCAGTATTACCCTTCTCAGCCATTAACTGCCAAACAAGGGGTTGTGCAGAAGGGACTGTTCCAGCAGATGAGTCTTGGAGTGCTGCATATGACGCACCATTATATGTAACAGCGTCAAAGGTTTCGTAAGCTGTCGCAGAAGACCAAGCGCCTTTCCATGCGATACGCACCTTACCTATATTTAAAGTTGGCATTAGATTGTTACCTCTAGTTCACCGTTTGAATTGATTGAGAAGTCTTGGTCTGCGGCACTACCGTAATATTCGATAGTCAGCATTCCTGTGTTCGGGTCCATGTAGAAGTTACCGAAGGCAAGTCCTAATGCAGTTGGACCGAGAGGACCAGCAGCACCCACAGGACCTGTAGGGCCTAATGGGCCTTGGTCACCATCGACACCTTTGTTACCAAAGTCTCCTTGAATACCTTGAGGACCGTCTGGGCCTAGTGGTCCTGTAGAACCTGTTGGTCCTTGTGAGCCTGTAGCTCCTAATGGACCGTCATCACCTACTGGGCCTTGAGAACCTGTCAGTCCCGTAGGACCTTGAGAACCTGTAGAACCAGTAGCACCAACAGGGCCTTCATTACCTACTGGGCCTTGAACACCTGTCTCTCCTGTAGGGCCTTGAGTACCTGTAGAACCAGTGGGTCCCATAGGACCGTCACCACCTTCAGGGCCTTGTGTACCTGTGATGCCAGTTGGGCCTTGTTGACCTGCCTCACCAGTTGGCCCAAGAGGACCATCATTACCTTCGGGGCCTTGAGAACCAGTTCCACCTGTCGCACCTGTAGGACCTTCATCACCAACAACACCTTGTATGCCTGTTGGGCCTACGGGTCCTGCTGTGCCACGGGGGCCTTGGCTACCTGTAACTCCTTGGTCACCTATAGCACCTGTGTTACCTAATTCACCCTGCTCACCACGGGGTCCTTCAGGTCCAATAACACCTTGAGGTCCAAATGGTCCTTGAGGGCCAGTGCCGCCTGTATCACCTGTTGCACCTATTGGTCCTTGAGGGCCTTCAGATAGTGAGAAGGTGAGTAAGCCTGTGTTTACATCATAGTCAACAGAGCCTGTGGCTCCATAAGGAAGCGAGGTCATTGCTGTGGTTAAGCCATATAGCTCATCACGTATGTGAACTACATCGGTGTGCTTGATTACAACGTCATTGTGCTTGGCTAACACTTCGCCATGCTTGGTTGTCACGTCTGGCATAACACCATCAGCGTAGGCTTTGGTCACCACATCAGTTGGTTCAACAGGAGGAGCTATGTTTGCTAGCCGTTTGTTTGCAGCATCGAAAGCGCCTGCTGCATTTAATTGAATTGAGTTGTCTGCAGCGTCAAAAGCTTCTTGAGCTACATGGAATAACTGGTTGCTGTCTGTATCAAGAGAAGCTTCATTTAGAATTGAGCCATCTTGGAAATCAACAACGCGAAGTTCACGGTTGGTTGTTCTTCTAATGTCTATCACATCACCTATAGTAGGCGGTGTACTAAACTGTATGCGGCTTGAATCAAGCCATGTGAATGTACTAGCAACGCCATCAACAGATGCGCTCACTGTGTCCTGTGTCAGGTAAGTGAAGGTAACTATATAAGACGAAGTAGTACCGTCACCTGTGTATTGCACAAAGGATAAGGCCATAGTTGTTCTCTATGTTTTAAGAATTTGGATAAAAGAAACCCCTCGACTGAGGGGCTTTAAGGGTAGTGCTAGAAGAGTTGTTTCTTCACTTCGTGTTTCCTGAAGTCAAGGTCTTGGTACATCTGCTCAAATATAGGAGACTCTTTGAGTAACCTAATCTTGGCTTTGTCTCTGTACCTCTTTACGACCTTTGCCAACAAGGCAACATGAGGTGAGTTAACATCTAGGTAAGGGGATTTCTGGAGTTCCATATACTTATCAGAAGTGATTAGCGTGTACAGTGCAGACTCAAGGCTCTCACCTCTAATCTCTGTCTCGCCTATGAACCTGTTGTACTTTGCGTATACAGATTCTTTCTCACCCCTGTCATATATCTCACGGTAATCAACACGGCCTGCACTCAGGTTGCGTGGTGGCTCACCTAGAAGTCCCTCTTTATCCTGAACAATTCGCAGGTCAAAGATTTCTTGGAAGACAGTCTTCGCTACACTTTGAGTATCAGCACGTACATCAGGAGTCTTGAACAAGTTCCAACCATCATTGGGCTTCAACATTGGTTGACCTGTGACATCGTACTGAGCACCTAGCTCATCAGACCAGCCAGCAAGCTTCCGCTGCACTTGCTCCATTAAGGAAGTAGCTTCACGGACATTGGGGTCTCTGTTCATCTGGTTAGACATGTTAGGGACAAAGGATGTGACAGCACCATAAATCACAGATGTCGTTTTATTATCTTCACCTGTCAACATCTTCATCCAATCGTTGATTGACTGAAAGTAAGCCTTGTTAAGTATACTGTGAGTCACAGACATTTGGATTGCTTCAAGAATACTGGCAGTTCCATCCTGATACTTCTCAGGGTTCATCTTCCAGATGTAATGAGCGTTAGCAACAGAACCCATGATAGTTGAGAAAGGCTCAATCTTTTCATAGGGAACAGGAATCCCACCAATGTTAATTGTGTAGGGTTTGTTACCTGCTAACTCCCAAGCTTTACGCATCTTCCAATCTGAAGGGCCGCCACCTGTTAGCTCATTAGACTCTGCCGTGTACCATAAGTAAGCAATAGCCATTGCACCTACTTTCTTACGCGCTCTAAGCTTAGCTATCTGAACCTTGTCACCAGAGGCCAAGATTTGCTTCTGCTTAGCTGAGATATGCTTCGTAATAAGTTCAGGCAGAGGCGCATACTGGAGAGCATAGGAGATAGAGTTAACAGGAGCACGTCTAAATGGTAGGACAAATGCACCTACACCGCCTCCCATTCTAGCTATACCATTAACAAGTGAACCAACAGGACCAACAAGTTCTTCTGTGAAAGTCTCCATACGCACTTCACGCATGATGGCTTCATCAATGACACGACCTGACTCATCGAACTTAGAGGCAATCTCTTTCTCAATGAACTTGGTGTATTCTTCACTGCCAACTTTGAATGAAGTCTTGCCTTGTTCCTTTGCAGTCAACTCCAGCCTCTTCGCTTCAACAACTGCGTCAGCAAATGCCAGCGAGTGAGCGCGTGTGAACTTGTGTTGTTCATCTAAGGCCATCAATACAGTGTGGGCATAACCTGTCACATTCTCATATATGATACGCTTCTTAGACTTGAACTGGTTACCTGCCTGATGAGCACTAGATTCAAGGTGAGTTACACTAGGGTCACTAATGTGTACGCCCATCTTCACAGCCTTCATCGCAGTCTTCCAGCCTTGCTTGTAGTATTGCATGTTGCCTGAGTATTGAGCCAAGGCTCTTGTACGGGCCAATGCATCTTCCATCTTTGAAGCACGGGAGGCTTTAGTAAGACCAAAGTTGTGGCGACTTACATACTCTAAAGCAGGTTGGTATATCATCTGGAAGTGGTTTGATACTGCAGCTAAAGTCATGGTGGATATACCACCCAACATTGAGCCAGCACGGACCCTGTTAACTTCAGCAACAATCTTCTTCCACCGACTCGGCTCTAGCAAGTCACGGATTTCTTTAGGTCCTTTAATCTTGCCAGATTCTAGACCATTGATTATGTCCTTGACTAATTTATCAACGACAATAGGTCCATTCCCATTCTCTATAGCCAGCATTCCCTGTGCATCAATGACAGGTAGGATAGTCTCAGCTTCTGCTTCTAGAGCTTTCTCAGCAGTGTTCTGAACATCATCAACGAACCCACCACGGATAAGAGTGTCATCTGCGATAGCCATTGCTCTACGTGAGCCAAGCACTTGTGACGCACTTTGAGATTGCTTGAGTGTGAGTGGTGTCAGAGCATTAGTCATCTCAACAACCTTAAGTAGTTCAACTATCTCCTTCCTACTCAGCCCTCCTTCTATGCCTGTGTCTGCATGCTTATACGCAAGACGCTTCAGTTCCCCAAAAGTCCATGCATGTAAGTCACGGGTAGATTTGATACGAGCAGTGATTGCTCTTTGTGCATCTAAATCTCCTTTCAGCAATTTGATGATTGAGTTGAAATCACCACCTGTCGATTCAGCCAGTTCTTTAGCTGCAACCTTACCTTCTTCAGCAACCATTTCTAAGGTCTGCGAATCCCGTGGGTTCTCATCTAAGTACTTCTCAGCACGTTCTAGTACTAAGTTCTGGACATCCTTACTTGTTGACATCCTGTCTACGTTGTAAGGCATTGCTCTTGTGTTGCCTTCTTCATAGATTGAGGGCTTGGGGTCATTCGCTTTGGATTCGCCTGAAGGTCTGCGTGGTTTCTTTGAAGGTTCAAACATGGTGTTAATAACCAAATCACCATCAAGGTCCACATCACCATTCTTTGCCCCTTCTTTTAGCTTTGCTTTGACTGACTGCGCCATCTCGTCAATCTCTTCCTCTAACTTATCAGGGAAGACACCACGTAAGAATCGCATGTGCTCGTCATGAGCCTTGGACCCTTTGCTTGCTACAATGAAGAGAGCCTTATCAACGTCAGAGTCAAACTTAATCTTGAAGTTCTCACCCTGATAACCATAGCGAGGCTTGGAGCCTGCAAGACCTTTAGGCATTACTGTTGTTGATTTGATTTTCTCTCCTGACGTTACCTCTATAACAGTGTCTACAGAATCAGAACCATCGTAGACAATGCCCCAATCTTCATCAGTAAACTCATCAGCAAAGTCACCCTCAAAGTCTTCCAGCCAATCAGCTTCAGTGGCTGCATCATCAGGATTGAAGTCATCAGTTAAGTCATCAAGTACTTTAGGAGTCTCAACAACTTCACCGATTACTTCATCAGCCTGAACAACACCTTCATCAATCACTTCATCAGCAACTTCATTGACTTGCTCAGCAACTTCATTGACTTGCTCAGCAACTTCATCAGTATTCTTTACTAACTTACTGGCAGCACGTTTACCTGTCCACGCAGCTAAGCTGCCTATAAGAGTGAAACCAGCCACAACACCTATGCCTGTCATGGTTGCAGCTTCAGCAACGTCATACTCACCCTGCTGCCCTGTATCAATCTTAATCTTCTGTTGCATGAGGTTGTCAGCACCCATGTATCCACCGATTTCAACGGCTCCAACTGTGCCTGCACCAGCAGTAGATAGAAGCATCTTCTTAACAGCACTCGCTGCCATAGGCTTTAGGGCTATCTTAGAAAGTGCAGATAGTACAAAGCCTAATCCAATGTAGGTTGTTGGGTCACCAGCAAGGCCTTCAAATGCTCTCCTTGTGGTAGCCAGTGAGATAGGAAGTTCTTCGTACTGGGCCATTAAACGAACCAGCGCAACCTGTTCTTCGTCAGACCAATCACCAACATCGAATGCTAGATTACCCGTCTTGACCATGTTCCAGCGTGTGGTACCTAACCAATCAAGAGTCTCGGAAGTCATATCACTGTCAGACATTGAGTCACGATAAGCTGCACGATACGCAGGGTCAGTGCGTTTCTGTTCATCTATCTTGGCCTGCATATCTTCTATGCTAGGCTGCGTAACACCTTTCGCCATATCTGCGGCAAAGGAATGCCCTTGGTTCAGTGGTGAAGGACGTGCAGGGGCTTTGATAATCCTAGAGGACAATGTGCGTGAATCCGCTACAGACTGAGTGTCTGCGTGGAACGCCTCTTCATTGAACACAGGAAGTTCTTCAAGCCCTGCTTCCTCCCGTGTAAATGGAATGGCTGTGCTTTTCACAACAGGGACATTGGGTACATCGTCAGGGAGTTCTTCAGGGCGTGGTGCTTCTTGCTCTTCAGGCCCCTCCCCTTGGATTGCCCAAATGTCCTCAGTTGCATATTTATTTTCACTACTCATTGTTTATTTTCCTTGGGTTGTCTTCCGAGCGCGCCAGTCAGTCTTTGATATATAGGCTTTGTTGTTCCTCATACCACCATAGGCTCTGTAGTAACGGGCGAATGCGCCTTCACCAAACTGCTTATCAAATGCAACATAGGCAGGTACTGAACCCCATTGTTTCCATCGCTCTTCAGTGAGGTCTTCTTGGGTCATCATGTATGTAGGGTCATTTAGAACCTGACTTAATACCTGTGGGTGTGCCAACGCTTTGATTCTCTCCACCTTCAGGTCACCTGATATTGTTCTTTCGTTTGTAGTCCCAATATCATTAAACCTACCTGCGGTAACCATTCCATCACCACCCTCCTCAGACTTCATGATTGCAGCGTCTATTGCAGATTGGTGGTCTGTAATCTCCGTCTTCTCAGTCGCACTAGCTACTTGACTGTCTGCATATTGCTTGTTCATGAAACCTTCAACATGTGCAACCCAGCTACGCATTGTTGCTGAATTAGGGGGACCTTCATTCTCTACGAAATGGTCAAAGATTAGGTTCTCCATTTCCCGTTGCCAGATTTTGGTGTACTCACGTTTCATCTGCTTAGCATCAATGTCGTAGTCATCCTCCATCTCAATGGCTGCATCAATGTACTGCTTCATTGGTTGGCTGAGTGTGGCGCTTTGTAGAAGAGGCTGTGCCTTCTCAACTTTCTCAAGGTGGCCCAACATCTCTTTCATACGTGACGGGTGGATGGGGTTATTATCACTGAAGACATACCCTTTAACATTGCCATATTCAGAAGCGAAGTTAGGGTCAAGGCGGTTCTGTGAAACATCCAGTATGTACTTCTGGAAATTCTCAAGCTGAGTGGCTGATTCCTTAACTTCCATAAGCTTGGCAACAGCGGCCTGTTCTGCAAGCATATTCTCAGGGGTGATGTTCAGTTCCTTCATCTGCAAAATTAGTTCTGCGGAGAAAGTGCCTTCACCATTGTTATCAACTAGCAGAGTGGTCAGTGCAATTTCACCTGCCTTCTTTGCTGCTGCCTTTGCTGCAACCTGTTCAGCCTTCTGCTTAGCCTGCACTGCACGAAGACGCGCATCATTGAGGTCTTCTGCGGCAGTAATTGCAGCCTGTGCTTCTGGGCGTAAGGTTTCCCCTTTGCCTTTTGAATAGCGCACAAGAGAAGCCATGTGAAGATACCTCTCAGCAACTTCAGGACTCGCTGCCTTTGCCATATCAAGAAGAGATTGGAAGACCATCTTATTGCCTTCACCCTTGGATAGAGGTGTTGTCAGAGAATACTGAGTAGCAAGGTTGTCGAGTTCTTTGATGCGCTGGTAGAATCCTGTCGGAGCTACTGTGTCACCAAATTCATTGACAATAGGTTTCTCATGCACGATGCCATCTACACGAAGAGTGAAGCTATTCGCTGTTTCCTCAAAAGCGCGCTTGTCTAGAAAGGCAACGTGGTCTTTTCGAAGAGCATTGCGCGTTTCTATTAACACTCGCTGTGCGCCTGCCTGTAGGAACTGACCGCCCTTACCTTTGAGGCCTTCCATAATAGGACTGAACATCTCATTAAGCTTGGCATCAACATCACTACCATCACTGGCTGATGAATGTTGCCACTCAGCAAAGTCACTGGCTATGGTAGGTGCTGCTTCTACAGCATGTTGGAAGCCACGGTTCTCAAGGATTGTTGCCCTGTAGGCAGGGTGAGAGCTATGTCCTTCAGCAAATGCATGGAGGTCTTTAGGTCCTCCTGCAAGTGACTCAGCGACTGCTGCCAACTCCCCTTCTCTTACAGCGCGTTCATTGTCTGTCTTCTTAATACTCTCTGTCAGCCTACTGATTGCAGCTTGGTTACGCTCAAACTCTGGGCGAACATAGGTATCCATAGCGCGCGCTGCAGGTCTAAGGGCCGTTACTTGTAGTTCACGTTGTTGTGCCATCTTATCCAATTCCTTGTGCTGCTTTATCTTTGTTGTAGATGTCGTACATCTCTAAGCCAGTAGGTACCATGCTAGGGCCTGACTTCATCCGACCTGTGGATTGTGTCTGGAAACCTTGCATCGCATACTGCTTCTGCTGTACATCCATCTTATAGTTCTCACCAATGTTGTTCTTGTTACGAGCTTCAATTGCTTTCTGCTCATTAACTAAGCGCGTTACCAGAGAGCCGCCCATACCTTCTGAGTTTGCATAGACTGCTGCTTGGTTCGTCTTGGCTGCAAGGGTGTCTTGGAAGAGTGCATCAGACATCTGCTCATGAGTCTGCAGTTGGGATAATCTTGTTTGACTTACTTTCTGGAAGTAGTCTTTTCGTGATGCTTCATTTTGAGCATTCACTTGGCTTTCTTTCTCAGCAAACGCCAGCATCGAAAGGCCTACACTTACGGGGTCACACATTTTCATTCACCTTTACGAATTCATAGAATGGTGCTTTACCTACCCCATACTCTGGGTCTAGATAAATAAATTGGAAGCCAAGCCACTTGAGCCAACGAATGGCTTTAGTGTTCTCAGCATGTACATAATTAACAAGGACCCTGTGGTCCCGTGATACTTCGGCTAGCCATGACTTACACTCAGTCGTAAACTCTCTAGCATGTTCATAGATACCTGAACTTCCAAGCATCCAAGGAATTCCTAATCCATCTATAGTTGCATCAACTACACCGAACATCGCAAAGGGAATGTCTGACTCATCCACAGCCACATAGGCTGCTTCAGAGGCATTCATTGACAGGGTAAGGGCCGTTATAGGACCCAACCCACAGGAGAGTTTTAACTCATCCTTATCTTCCTGACGTAAGCGTGGGCCTAGCGTATTACAGTCATTCAGTTTTGCTGGCCTAACGCTCATCGTCATTTAGATTCTCCTAGATTTTGTTGTGTAGAAGCCTGTCCACTCTGCTGATTGGAAGGCTGATGGGTAGTGAGTGTCGTTGCTGACTTTCACTGTTAGACGGTCATTCTTAGATTGAAGTGGGAACTCAAACACACCTGAAGTTATTTCTATCTGACCTAGAGTGAGGAGACCAAGAGGCTTTCCTGTGTAGGTATAAGTGTGTGTTACACCTTGTGAGATAGTCTGAACATCAAAGCGCCCTGTATTTTCATAGAGAAGTTTGAATTGACGCATCTGCATACGCCCTGAAGTATCAGTCAATAGACTTCCACCAAGGCCTTGGGTGCGTTTGTACTGTGTTGAGAAGGTGTATTCCATTTTGTAGGGGTAACCAACATAGTCAACGCTATCGACAGTAACAACTGACTGTCCTGCTAAGGCTGTGGAGGACGCAGTAAGTCCATCTAAGAACACCATTGAGCCACTTGGCGTGAACTCTGGAGCCTCTTGGAGTTGCATCTTCTCTAGAACGATACGGTTGCCACGCTTCATCACCCAGAATGCAGTGGATTCAATCGTGCCTATACTTAGTATCTTGTCACAGCTAGGGAACTCCCACTTAGACCAAGACACTTGAAGTGCTTGCTGGTCTTGACGGAGGTACTTATAGACATAACAAGTTGCTACATCATGAACACCATCAGTCAATACAAACAAGATATCTTCGTTAGTGTTGGACACCAGTGAAGTAGCATTGCCCTTTATATAGCGAGGTACATTGAGGGTCGCATCAATAGCGATGTTGCTTGAAGTATCTGCCTGAACGAAGAACTCACGCACACCTGTGAAACCTTCACGGTTAGTGGCGAAGTAGATGTACTCACCAGCACCCACAGGCTCTGCCCGTAGACTAGATTCATACTCTGTTGTCTGGTTAATAGACACTGTTGCTGGAGTCAATGAGTCCCCTGCGCTCAACATGAACTGTGTTTGGTCAGAGAACAATAGCAAGGTTTCGTTAAAGGGAATCGCATGGCGAAGGATAGATACTTTGGTGTGACTTACTGCCACATCTATTGGGTCAGTAGCCAGAACAGTAGTGACTGTCTCAGGATAGAAAGAGAAGTATTTACCAGAACGACTGAAGATAACATTCTCATCAGCAATCACACCTAAGCGGTTGCGATGGAAGAAGATGTCGTTCAACTTACGACCAGCAAAGCTTGGGTCTGGGGCTGAGTCAAGGTCACCAACAGAGCGATTCTCCCATTCATTAGGAGCTAGGGTAAATGTACCATCAGCATTGCTCACCAATTTCCACGGCATGGTGTTGGGGTCAAGCGTGGTGTCTGCGCCATCTGCGAGAGTTTCTTTCCACAGACCTACAGCTTCATCACCCTCTTCATACTCAACATAATAGTTGTCACTGGATGAGGCTTTCTCACCAATGATTTCAATTTTGAATCCAGAAAAGGCCCTACGTGGTAAGTCAGAGAATTTCTGAATAGAACCCTTAGCAGCGATTAATGCAAGGTTACCGAATGAGTCCTCAGTTCTTAGAGTGAAGTCTTCACCATCTGTACGCTGAATGAGGATTGCATTTCCTTTACGAGTTACCGTGAAGAAGCTCCCTAGGTTTGATACCAATTGACCACTTAAAGTTGTGGCAATGGCATTAGTTTTTAGCTGAGCCTTAACATCATCAGCAGTGGTGTAGCTTGCTTTCTCTACATCGTCAATGAAGACCTTGTAGTCTGTTGCATAGTTACCTTGCTTCACATGGACAATGCCTTCAGGGAAGGGTGCGGTGGTTGCAGTAGGCAGAACCTCGGTGGCTACATTCTTATTCAAAAGGAAAGTATAGTCAGCAATGGTCACTGCTTTGAAATCTGTCAAGGGGTTACCTTGGGTGAGGTAAGAATATCCCTCTGGTGTGTTAACGGTGTACTCAGTTCCTGAAAAGTCAAACACCCTTAATGCAGTGTTGGTTGCAATGACTAAGTACCGTTCATTAACATCACGATTAATAGTATGGATGAAGTAATCATCAGTTGAGTTAGCGTCAGCAATTAGCTCAGCCATGTGTTGTGTCGGTGGGCGTTTGCGTAATCCACTGATTACTGAACTAAACGCATTGACTTGTTCCTCACCTTGAGAAAGAAGACGGACACTTGGGGCTTGCTGGGAGACACCATTAGCTATGTTAGGTATTGAACTACTTACAAGTCCCATGTGTTACCTCGTTAGTATTCGGCTTACGGAAGTACTGCCTGTCAGCATGTTGTAGTCTGCATTCTCAGATTCCATAAGGCGTAATGTTGTTAGTGCATAATATTCATCTTCACGATGCATACTGTGTAGTGAGTCAGACCCTAGTGTACGGTCTTGGAACATGCGCGATGCACGTTGGGTGATGTACGTTCTTGCTGCCTCTGGGATTTCCTCAAAGCTAAGCAAGAGGGTGAGGTCACATTTAAGAACGCCAGTGAATTGGTAGGTGTGGTTCTTCTTGTCATAGACTCTTGAACCACGTTGAATAACATCGTGCTCTGCAGAGGGAGTAGATGAATCCATAGACATTGTGTTTGTAGGTAGAACCAGTTGGCCTGTGCCGTCTGGAGTCAAGGGGAAGTTACGCTCAGTGTTGAAGAACCATCCTTGTACTTGAACCTCACGGTTCACTGCTCTCAAGACTGCCACAGCAGTGATTGCGTCTACAGAAGTCATACTGACCAAGCTATTTACAGGAGCTTCTCCAATCGTGTTCAGCATAGAGTTGACTGCTTCTAGTTCAGTCGTGGGATTTAGTGACATACCGTGTCCTTTATTGGAAGTAAAAAAAAGGGAACCGAAGTTCCCTTGTGGCTACCTAGAAGGTAGAGCTTATGTAAGCTTTAATTCAATGGCAGATTCTGGACGCAGAATGCCACTGCCCATTGCATACTTAGCAACAAACAAAGTACCTTGACGGCGAATGTCGTACTCAGACTCAAGAGCCAAGTCCAACAACTTCACAGTACCGATAGCAGACTGATGGAATACAACAGCCTTGGTCTTGGTGAAGTCACCGTGGTAAGTGTTGTTCTCACCAGCAGTCGCAGTCTGAACACCAGTAGGAAGGTGGTTAGACATTACGATTGCAATACCAGCAACACGGATTACTTTGGCATCAGCGTAAACACCAGCACCGCCCCAATCCTTGTTCATGATAGTAGTGTCTTGCGCTAGCTTGTAGTACAAGGCAGGTGATAGGACCGCTACGCGACCATCAGCAGGGATGTCTTTGCCGTCCATCTCTTCAGCAGCTTCAAACAAAGCAGCGATGATGTTAGCAGTAGTGGTGTAGTTGGCTTTAGAAATCTGAGCGCCAGACTTGCCAGAACCAGTGATAGTCTCAGCACCACGGGCAGCGTTAACTACCATGCGTAGGCCGTTCTTATCGAAGGCATTTGCCAAAGCATTGCCTAACTCAGCAGTGTATGTTGAACGAACATCATAGTGATTTTTCGCTTCCAAAATATTGGAGATGAAGGCAGGTGCGATTAACAAATCGTCAACAGCGATAACTTTCTCAGCGTGCTTTACAGAACCGCCAGTGATTTCTTCACCAACAGAATGGTAAGCTGCAGTAGCAGTACCCATTACAGGGAAAGAGGCAGACTTGCCGTTAGAGATAGTGCGTACTTGATGTAAGCCCATCATGATATTCTTTTCTTCGAACTGAGTGATTACTTCACCAGCGAATAATTTTAGGAATAACGCATCTTCTGCGCCTGCGCCATTTACTTGGCCTAATTGTGATACGGTTGCATTAGTCATTTTAAATATTTCCTTAAAGAGGATTGAAGTTTCAAGTTGGTTTGTTTCCTTGAGGCTTCAGCACTCAATAACTTCCCACAGCGTTGTCCTCCTCGGAGGCGCAGTTTCTTTGTCATTAATAGCTTGGGGCTTTGGGGAGGTTGGCCCCCTAGAGGGCCGTGTGTTGTTTACAGAATTGAGGAGTTTGAAAGTTTGCTCTGTACACTCTGTCGGAATGCTGGGTCCTTCGCATAACGAGGGTCCCTCATTGCTTCAGTTAACTGAGCTACACTCTCAAAGCGACCGCCTGCATTTGCAGAGGTAGTGTCACCACTAATTAACTTAGGGTCGCTACCATTGGCTGCTGTGTAACGTGCTTTTAAACCATGGACAGACATCTGAATCTGGTCAGAGTTACCGCTGTTCATGGTTGTGTTGTAGGCATCTACTTCACCAGCGTTCAGGTTCGTACTTGCCCATTCCATCATTGTGTTATAAGTTTCTTCACCGCCTACACTATTGAACATAGTTGTCCGTTGAGATGTAGCGAGTTCTTCTTGACCAGCGATGTATGAGTCTACGACTTCACGCGGAATTCCTGACTTAGCCAGTGATTCATAGGTGTCATCAGTGAGACCTTGGTTTGCTGCATACTCCGTTTGGAGTGCGCCAAAGTCTAAGCCTGCATTCTCAACTGCTTCCGATGCATCAGGGGTAGGAATCTCTGTCTCAGGGACTGCAGGTTCATCTGCAATGTTTCCGCTGGACATCTTCTTTTCCAATGCTGCATAGGAGTTAGCTAAGTCTTCAGGGGTCTTGAACTTTTCTGGTAACCATTCAGGCCTGTCTGCCACAGTGGCTTCAAGGTTCTCCTGCACAGGTGGATTTTGGGCATTCTCCGCCTTAGCCACCATTGCATCAATATGCTCTTGTGACTGAGGTTGTGGTTCTTGCTTAATTGTTACTGTTTCTACCATTACTGTTCTTCACTTCCTTGGGGTTGTTGTTGTGCCATCATCTGCTCTTTCACAGCATCAAATGCTTGAGGCGCTAATTGCTGCCCTGTTTGTTGCATCTGTTGCTGTTGAGTTTCTTCTGCAATTGCCTCGTCAGATTTGATTAAGCCCTTCATATCAATACCTAGTGATGTACCAACACGGGAGATATAGTCTCCTACGTTCATGTACTTCATAAGTGTTTCAGGACCTAGCTGACTAAGTTGTTCCAGCATGGCTGCTAGTTTGTTTAAATCATGACCACGACCAAGTGCTTCAAGGCCTGTGGTGATTGTTGGGGATACGATGCCTTTAGGTAGAGAAGGAACTTTGCGCTGCTTCTGCATCTGTAAAAGTAATCGGTTCACTAAAGGTAGCTGAAATTCCTGAGACAAGATTGAGTAGATACCACCAAGGGCATCTTCTAATTCACCTGCCATGTATCGGATTTCTTCAGCGGTCACACGTTCAGCATTGCGCTGTACCGATGAGTTCATCAAGAAGGCATAAGCTAAACGCTCTTTGATTTCCTGTGCTGTCTGGAAGGCAATCTGAAAGTCGCCTCCCTTCTGAACTTGGAGTGTGCTTACATCAGCAGCATCGCCTTCACGGATTGCTCCATTAGGTGCTTCTGCTAAGACTCGCGCACGGGTTGTTCCATTGGGTCGGACTAAGAATAGTACCTTGGCAGAGGCTGCAGAGCCTTCAACGATAGCTTGTGTCAGAGTCTCAAGGGACTTTAAGTCACCTAAGTATTCTTCAACATAACCACGGCCCCATGATTCCCCGTCAATGCGAGAAAGTCTTAGAGGTATCCAAGGTGTCTTGTCTAATGGGTATGTTCCTTCAGAGTCAGGGACTGCTTTCCCTTTAAGCTCTTGGCTCACCTTCCACTTCTTATCAACCCGAACAATACGGGTGTATAGCTCTACCGATTCATAGCCGTAGCCATCTTCTTTGCCTTCTTCATATCCACATAACTCTTGGAGTTCAGGTGTTAATGTTTCTGGTGAGATGTTTTCTTTGGTAATCATTTCCAACGCATTACCCATAGGGTCACGTTTGATTACATATCTGTCCATGTGGAACACACGCATACCACCCTCAGTCTCAGGGAGATATAGCAATACATTACCAGCAACTAACAAATGCTTGAGAGCTTCAAAGGTAGCAATACGCACAGAGCTTGATTCAATCTCTGACATTACTGCACGTTCAATTGAGGACAAGGCTTCTTCCACTTCTGCCCTAGCACCCTCTTGTTGGGTGAGTTCCTGTAACTTAAAGTCATCCACTGTTAAGCGGAAGAACGGTGAGTTGGGTGGGACAAGTGCTAATAGTAATTTGGAGGCGAGGTTGTTTACACCACGCGCACCAATGCCTTGGAAGGGCGTATCAAATTTACTACTAGCAGAATGTCCTGAATCAGGGACTAGAGTCGGGAGAGTTAACTTACTACATTCTCTCGCTCTCGTAAGGAAAGGGTTTCGCTCTGTCTCCAACTTTTCATATCGTTGGCGAATAGAGGTCATAGTGTCCTACTTAGTTGGGATGTTAGTGCCAGTTGAAGAAGTTCCGCCAACAGTACGCTCAATGCGTAGTGAGCCAGTGCCTTTCTTCTTACGGTTTACTTGACTACGGGTACTGTCAGAGTCACCATTTTCCCCAATCTTTGGGGCTTCTGGGGCTAGGTCAGCAGGTGGTGGTGGAGGTGGAGTTGCTTTTGGTGCGGTTGGAAAACACATATATGTTTAATGCTCCGTCTTTTCAGTTTCATTCTGGGCTTCATACTGTACCCGTAACATACGGATTACATTTACAGCACCAACGTGTGCGAATATTTCACGTTCACTATCATCAATAGAAGGAACGCAATCTGGGATTATTTCTTCAAGATACTCAATGAGTTCTTTAGGAACAAAGGGGAAATCATGAAATGTCATGTTTTATGTAACCTTCTTATGGTGCAACCTATGCTTGACTTTTATCAAACGCTTCAATCCACATCTTACATTCTGCACTACGTACAACATCATCAATGGTGAATTCAATCACAGGCACTGGTAAGTTATAGCGTTGGGCAAGGTCAATGATTGTTGATAGGCCACTGGTTGTTTTGATATCAGATTGTTTAATGTCACCATTGATTACGATGCGGCAGTTCTCACCGATACGGGTGGTGAACATCTTCATCTCTTCTGGTGTTGTGTTCTGAGCTTCGTCCATGATGACAAAGGCATCACTGAATGATGAACCACGCATGGTTTCAAACGGGGCAACGATGATTGCACCCCGTCTTATGGCATTTTCATAAGCACCCCCCATGCAGTTCCTAAGCACTTCAACCACTGGAGTAGTCCACGGAGCCATCTTCTCTTCTAGAGTGCCAGGAAATGAACCTAGGGACCTTGACGAAGGCACATTAGGACGTGTCAGGATTATCTTATCGATAGTTCCTTTCATGTATAACTGTGCTGCCATTGTGCTAGCGATGTAGGTCTTACCTGTACCAGCGCAGCCTAAGCTGATGGTCTGGGTGAAGTTGTTAATCGCCTCAATGTAACGTGCTTGCATCTGAGTCTTAGGGTGTAGTGCAGTGCGAGGTGAGCGTTCTTCTTCGAACTTCTCTTTAATCTCTCGCTTAGGTTTTTGCTTACGTATTTGTCGAGACATGTTCTTTACCATCCCCATGAGTCACCAGACATTCCGTCTGCTGAGTAGTCTGTTACGCGACCTTCAAAGAAATTCTTGAAGCTGTCGCCATTTAATACCCAATCTAGCCAAGGCAGTGGGTTCTCTTGAATATCCCAATTAGGCTTCAATCCTAGGTTTACCAATCGCCTGTCTGCGATGAACCTGATATACGTCTTAACTTCGCTTGCGCTGAGACCTTCCATAGGACCCAATTCAAACGCCAAATCAATAACCTTATCCTCAAGTGACACAGCAGTGCGGTACATCTCGTAGATACCCAGCTTGAATTCATCTGTTACTACCTCTGGATTTTCTTTAATAAATGTTCTGAATATCTCAGTCATACCTGCAACATGGATAGTCTCATCACGGATAGACCATTCAACTATCTCGCACATGCCTTTCAACTTTCCAAAGCGTTGGAAGTTAAGCAGCATCACGAATGCAGAGAACAGGGACATACCTTCATTACACACAGTCTGGGCAAGAGCTTTTGCTAGGCCAGCTTTAGTATCAGGGTCAAAGTCCTGCATGAACTCAATCTTCTCAGACATCGCATCGTATTCAAGGAAGGCTGTGTACTCAGCTTCAGGGAATCCAAGGGTGTCATTGAGCAGCGCATACGAGCGCATGTGGATAGTCTCTCGGTGGGCGAATGACAGCATCATCATCCTAGCTTCGTTGTTTTTAATACGTGGCAGGAACACGTCAACATAGCTACCCCCGACTATCACATCTGACTGTGTAAATAGACGAAGGATTTGGGTGATGAAGTTCTTCTCAGGTGGGCTAATCTTTCCAGACTTCCACTGAGCTACATCTTCATTAAGGTCACACTCCCACTCACCCCAGTGAAGCTTGTCATGTTCAATTGCTTGGTTGACAAAGCTAGGGTTAGCGAAAGGTTTGTATGCTGCTGATTGTGTTAGTAAGCTCATTGTTATCCTTGGCAGCTTAGGCACTCATCGTCATCTACAGCATAGTCTTTGAGAGCTACACGGGTGGGCTTGAAGCTCACTGTATCCGCTTTAGCTCCAGCACTTGTCCGAAGATAATAGAGTCCTTTAAGTTTCTTGTTGAAGGCACGAAGATGTACCTCATTGACGTAGGCCTTATCTGTCCCTGCTGGGAAGAAGAGGTTCACTGATTGACCTTGGCAGATGTACGGTTGACGTTCTGCGGCATGGTCTACTACCCATCGTTGGTCTAGCTCGAAAGCTGTCTTGTAGATTTCTTTATCCCAATCATCCATCCACTCAAGGTGCTGTACGCTACCTTCATTGAGTATGATTGAGGTCCACTGCTCTTCCATCCACTTGTCAGATGAACCTTGCCAGAGTTCAGCATATGCTCTGATGACCTTATCTAGGTAAGGGTTACGGACAAGGTGAGCGCCTACACGGGTACGGTGTGTAAAGGCGTTTGACTTCAAAGG